TCTTCGGGTGAAGTTATGATCTTGCGTTCAACCCACTCACTGTACTGATTACTCGTTATCATCTACTATCTCGTCTACTAAGGATGTTTTAAGTCTCTTTATAAGTAGATCTCGTACAACGTTGAGACTATTTAATTGGTACTGAATACCAACAGTAACGTTGTTGTTGTTGATCAGTTCTCTATAAGTTGTAGCCTGATCTTCGTTGAAGTCTTCTGAATCATATTCAATATCGTCCAGTGTTATTTTAGTCATGTCGTGTTACCTCACATTTTTGTACAGTCATGTCATCTAAATCATAGAGGACATCTTCTAATAGTTCTAGGACAACCCTAGGACTTTCTATGTCATCAACCTCTAAGAAGTAAGCTGATGGGTCAATCTTAATACTAAGTATAACTTCATATTCCATTTTTAGAAACCCCTAGTTATACGCAAGAAGAGAGTAATGTCAAGCTATGCATCGTACTCTCCTCCATAATTTATTTCAAGAGGTTCTATGCTAGCACGAAAATGTTTTACCCATTCGTTTGCATCCTCTATTGTTTCAAACCAGTAGTGTACTGTCTCTACTTCACCGTCCACTTCTGCCTTACAGATTAGAAGTTGTTGGCACTCTTCTGGAAACTCTTTAAGATTCTCATTATCTTCTACTGAGATTGGACCTGCTAGTATGTCCCAAACCTTTACTACTTCTGTCATGATTAGTCTTTCTTCCAGTTTCTAAGGAGTTCAGCATAGTGATTCATGCCGACCATGACAACCCAAGGCTTTCTATCTGAACGAAAGAAAACTACAGGCTCTCCTTTGCCATGCTTAGAAGCTTGCTCTATGTAACCATACACAGTCTTAAGCTCACCCTTTCTACGCTTAACCTCTATACTAATAGGCATCTTCTTACGAGCAGCAGGGGATAGCTGGATGTCTTCTCCACCATCCCCCATTGTTGTGCTCTTGATGTCATCAGGTTCAAACTCCGGGAATGTTTCCAAGAGTTTGTCCCTAACTTCTTGCTGACCTGTGCGGCCCTTAGCCTTAGCTGATCGTGTTGTGGTCAACGGGTGGCTCCCATAGTTGGTCTATTTCTCTGCGTAACCAAAGCAATCTGGCATTCTCAATGACACGATCCTTGTCACCCTCGTAGGCTTCAACGCAAGCGTCCCAGAGTTTCATCTCCGTGTCACACTCAAGCAGTATATTCTTTGCCTTGACAGGTCCACACCTATGTAGACCCTTGATGTTATCCGCCTTGTCACCTGTGAGTATCTGAGTATAGAAGAACTTCAGACCAGTAAACTCACCAACAGCACTCAGTTCTTTCTTTGTGATGTTGTAGTGGAAGCAGGGTATCTGCAACATGTCTTTGTCTATGGAAGCAACTACTGCATTCATCCCAACTTTTGTTGCCTCTATGGCAATGAGATCATCGGCTTCCTCGCCTTCGCTTACAGTAGCTTCATACTTACTAACCATATATTCCCGTATGTGTTTTAGATGTATAGGCTTTGCTGTGTCTTTACGATTACCCTTATACTCAAGGGTTGTGGCTATGTCAAACCTAAAGTTACCTTTACCTGTAAGATAAACTTCATAGTTGTTGTCAGCAAAACCCTCAGTATCCTCAAGGATTTTACTTATCAGTTCATCTACCTTTGACTCAGCGTGTGTAGCTGTAAGGTCGTTTGAGGAAAACCCCGCACGATAGGCAATGATGTCACCGTCAATCAGAATTTTCCCCATCATGATCAGAACATCACTTCTGAATTGTCTAGTGCAGGTGACTCAGCAGTAGGCACTGATGCGATCTCAATGTCACCATCATCAGGGACATACTCAACAAGGGTGAGTACCTTTACTGTGTCAAGACGTGTACCTACAATACTCTTCATCTTAGTATCATAAACAGACAGGATAACTTCTACCGTTGATCCATTACCAATAGTACCATCCATGTCATAGTCCCATGTCTCACCGTTAGGTTTGAGTACTACGGGTGGACCTGATGCCCAGTCAAAGCCTGTGTCAAACTTACGGATAAGACGTACCATTGTGCCTCGTCCTTGTGGGTCAGGCTTGCCTCGCTTCATAGACTTAGAAGCCTTGAGCAAGGACATGTTTGCTTCGTCAAGGATAACATCAATGGTGCAAGCACCGTCACAACTTACGTAAGCTTCTTCAAAGCCTAGCATGTCACGATTCTGTGTGAACACCTTAGCCCACTCAGCAGTTCCAGTTAGTTTTACTCTACGTGTAGCCATCGTTTGGCCCTCCATGTGTTAGTGTATTTCACTATACCGTTGACCGTACTGCACGTCAATGCCTAAGTCAACATTTAATTTAAGTTCTTTATTAAGTTTTTCTATGGCCCAGATCAAGACCTTAGTATGCTCCTGTTCCTCGCCCTTCTTGACAAGGTTGATGCTCTCATCATGGAACTGACCAATGACGTTGCCCCTCTTAGTACGATATAGTGCAACCCACTTGTCAAAGCAATAGGCTCCAGTAGATTGATTGATCGTAGAGAATGCATCTTTTTCATACCGAAGGTTGTGCCAGAACTTACTCACTGGATTCTGTACCCACATCTCACCGTCAAGCTTCCTGATCTTCTGATCCTCAGCAAACTGTTTGACTGCCCAGTTGCGTTCCCAGTATGCATCTAGCAAAGCTGCTGCCTCACCCACTGACATGCCTGTCTCACGTGATAGCTTGGCTGCACCTACACCGTAGGTAGCTGAGTAGTTGACCACCTTGTAGTTCTTACGCAAGGACTTAAGGCTGACCTCACCTGAGTTGTGCTTGTCAATCTGATCTTGGGTAATAGCACCAGCATGTAAGGCTAGGTCAAGGTGTGGATCAAAGCCATCCCTAGACATCTCTTCTACGTAGTCGGGGTCATATGGTTTCATATAGTGCCGCTTGGTAGTGTCTTCAAGGGATGTCATGTCAGCACCACATAAGGTGTAGTCCTCATCAGGTACCGTCAGACAACCACGTATCTCCTTACCCCAAGGCTTGTCAACACCGGGGAGATTGACCAGAGGTTTCCTGTGCTTGAAGCGTAGCGTGTTGGTCAGGCCATCAATCTCAGCCTTAACGTAACCATTCACGTGTGTCTCAAGGAATCCGTAGAAGATGCCTAGCCTGTGCTGAATAACAGTCAGCCCATCTAGTACCCCTACTGCTGGGTTGTCGTCAATGAGTAGCTGAACGGAGGGTGTAAGCTCACCGTTCTTACGTATCTGAGGTACCTTCTTTTCTTCACCGGTCTCCTTGTTCTTGTTGAACTTGTGAGTGCAAGGCTCCCAACCCAAACCATACAGCCAATCCTTGACTTGATCAGGTGAGTTAGGGTTAGACTGATCAACACCTCTGACAACAGAGACATCACCCTCGTAGCTCTGAGGATACCCATGCACACCTAGTAGATCAAACCAACGCTGACCATGCGCTGACACTGAGCCATCCTTCTTAGTCATGACCTTTGGCTTTGTCTTGATGGACATAAGCTTACGCATAGGCATGACTTCTCTAAGCTCAAACACCTTGTGGTCTTGCTGCTCCTTGAGTTTGTCCACGCTGTCCTGAGCTAGCTTGAGGTCAACCTTCCAGCCTGATCTCTCAGCTTCTGCTGCGCAGTTCATCTTGAACGAAAGATAACCAAAGAACTTGTCCAAGGTTTTCTTGTCCTTGTAGATAAACATGTACCGCTTGAGCAGGTTCTGCCATAGCTTCCAGTTGATCTTAACGTCTTCCTCACACCGATGGATATAGACTTGTATGTCTTGATCAGTCCAATCAGTTACAACAGGCTTGGGTATACCAAACTCTTCACCGAAGGTAGCAAGTCCATGCTTACCCCTCTCGTAGTTGATCACCCATGACATAGGTAATGTGTCATACAGCCTTGCCTTGATCTTCATGTGAAGAAGTCTTTCAAGTACTGGTATGTCATACCGTAAGATGTTGTGGCCTATCAGACCCTTAGCATCCCATAGTAACTGTCTCATGTCATCATCATGGGTAACGGTGTTGTATTCCTTACCGTCACTGGTGTAGGATAGGCAATGTATTTTACTTGGGTTAAGACCATCGGTCTCAATATCAAATACCATCATGCCGCCATCTCGCTCCTCTCACTGTACACTTCTTCGGTTAGTAGTGTAGTTTCTGGATCGTAGTACACTGACCCTGCATGTCCTAACTTAGCAAAGGGTCTGTTCTTGTCAATGATAAAGTTGGTTGTGTTCTGAAGAATCTCATCATCAGTCTCTACATCACGTTCAATCTTGACACATATGATCGCCTCCTCTTCTAGTGATGCAGCATACTTAGTACGTCCGTCATCGTTGACCTGAGAGATAAAGATCACACCGATGTTCAACTCTTTGGCAAGCTGTGCTGCACGTGAGCCTAGTGTGGTCAGTGTGCTGGTAGCACCATCAACCCCTGAGCTAGACAGGTAGGCCAGCCGTTGTACATGGTCAATGAAGATGTAACCTGCACCATACACACTAGCAGCCAGACGTATATACTCAAGTAACTTGAGGGGGTCATCGTGTGACCTCATCTCAAAGACAATGGTACGCTCACCCTTAGTGGCTTCCTTAGCTGCCTCAACTACCTTGTCCTCAGATATGTTGTTGTCTCTGGCATCATCCTTGGTACGGACATTGCAACCCAATTCATATGAAGCCATCGCACGATAAGTAGTACTCTTCATCTCCTCCATGTGTAGCAGGGCAATGCGTACATCCTCTGTCTTGAGCAGCCCTGTCTCAAAGTATCGGATCACCTCAGTCTTACCCATACCACGGGGTGCCTTGATGAATGTGATACCACCCTTGACCAAGCCCCGGAGCTTATCATCAAGACCTGTGTGTCCTGTCGGGGTATACTCATAGGGGTTCTCGTTACGTATAGCTGCCTCTACCTCCTCATCGGAGCAGAAGAAGTTATCAGGTGAGTAACGCTGTGGCTTGAGTGCTGCCCACTTGAGGTCATCACCGTCACCGTTGGTAAGAAAGTCATTGGCATCCTTGTGCTTGGACATCGGTACATACCAGAACTTATCTGCCAATGCCTCGTATAGTTTGTCAGCAGCACGTCTACCTGCATCGTCCAGCTCACCAGCATACACAACTTCTTTGAAGGAGTTGAGGTAAGTATAGTTAGCCTTGATAAACTTCTCACCGATAGATGCGCTGGGCAATGACTTGACAGGCCACTTCTCCCCAAGGATCTGATACAGACTAGCAGCATCAAACTCACCCTCAGTAAGGTAGATACGTTGTGATGATCCTGAGTTGAAGTCAGGGCCAAAGAGGTGGTTCATGCCAAGGCCACGGTCTTTCATCCAAGACTTAGACTTGTCATTGTAGTCACGGTACTTGACCGTGTGTGGATACTTGTACGCATAACGTACAGGTACATTGCCATCACCTGTCTGTACTTGAATGCCATACACCTGACACACATCAGGCTTGAGGCCACGTATGTCATTGAAGGTGCTGCCAGTCACGGGTGTATTCATAATGTTTACCCTTTCTTTTACTGGGTACGATTGCCTTGCCCAGTCAAATGTCACTACGTTTTTCTTTGCGGGGTAGGACTCACCGCAGCTATGACAGAAGCCATAGCCATCATCGTTCCAATTGAATGCATCGGAAGAACCACAGTCCTCAACCGGACACGCTTGGTGTGGGTTGTCTGACATCTGATTCTATACCTTTCATTATTAGGTGTACAAAACCCACGTTGAATATAGCAGCATATGTGTCGGGGTCAAGGTCTAATTGAACGGTTGCGCTGCCATCCTCATGTTCGTCTATGTCAGTTATCTTTATAGTATCATTCATCTTTTATCTCCTACTACTACTACTGTGGTGTTAGTAATGGCAAGTATTGCCCGTTAACTAATACAGTGATGTTATTTTACTAGTTCCTCTAAAGATAAAGTCATGGGGTAGTTCCTTTTCAAGTTGTGCGTGACTGATACTAATGCCTCCCATGATGCAGGATATAATCCCTTCATATCCATACTGATTGCATTAGCAACCAGTCTAGTCTCATACTGTGTGTCATCCTTACGTCTAAGATTACACATATCTGCCCATGCGTCAAGGCTACCTGACCACCACCACTCAGTCATGGTGTTTTGTGGCAACACCATACGTGCTTGCTCTGGGCATACATTCTGAGCTAGTAAGTGTTCATACAGGCTCTTTTGAATGCCCTGTGTGGTCTTGATGTTGATGTCGGGTATCTCCTCACTACTACTTCCCTGCTTGACATTCTTTGCCTTACCTCTCCACGATTCTGGATTATAGAACTCAGGCTCATCATCTACATACCTACGGCTGATCTCATTCCAACGTAGGAACTTGTGCTTGACTAGTTGTCTAGCTACAAAGATGGGAGCCTTGACATGGAAGGTAGCAAAGCAGTGACCGAATGGTGACATATGTCTGTGCTTGGCTAGGAACTTGATTAGGTTTGCGTCTGAAGTATTGAACTCTTCAGTCTCCTTACCAAAGGATACCCTTGCTGCATTGACTACAGATAGGTCAGTACCCATGTAGTCTTTTAGATTTACATCAATCAACTGTGATCTCCTTTATTTCTATCCAGTGGTTCATGGCATACTTTTCCATGAGGTAATTACGTCTGTCCTCTGCCTTTTCTCTGTTACCATAGACAGACTCACACCCCATAGGATTCATTACAAGGTACACTTTACTAGCCATTCCATATGCCTTCGTCTTTCTCATCTTGCATGGCCTTCTCACGTTCCTTCTTAAACAATTCCTCTAAGCTAGGGTTGCCCCTAAAGTAATCAGGGGTGTCACGATTGTCAAGTTTTTTCTCTATCCAATCTAATAATCTTTGTATCATGGTGCTGTTCCTTTCCATAAGGCAAGCTGCCCCTCAAGTTTAGTCTTGCGTACCTCAAGGGTCTTGGCCTGATGTTCCCAGTAGTCTGACTCACGTTCAATCATTTCTATCTGGTTACGCAGTTGTTCATTCTCTTTCTGCACTTTCTTCAACTTAGTCACGGCTTGTTCCCACTCATCACGTTGTATCATATTACATCCACCATGTGTAGCTAATTATCAGAGGCACTCCCACCACCATAAACATGATGATGAGAATACTAACACCTAAGCCCCTCATGCCTCATACCTAGCTGTCTTGTAGTTAAGTGTAGTATGTACTATGCCATGCCAACCAGACAGTTTGTTCTTGACAACATTTAGGTGACGCATAGTGTCCTCTTCTTCCGCACCCTCAACAGGTGGGTTCTTAGCAATCAACAACATGAGGTCTGCTTCTGCTGCCTTACCTGTACGACTACCCTCCATCATAGATTGATTTAGTACCACCTTGTTCTCTGCATCTGCTGATAGCTGTGACATATAGAAGATAGCACAGCCATGTTGCTTGGCAATCTGTCTGGCATAGATAGCGTTGGCCTTCAGTGCTTCATCAGTACGGGAATAGCCACCTGTCTTGGCAAACTTGTCACCCATGTCAAGCACCACAATGTCAGGCTTGTATGTCTTACACACACTCTCAACCCATGACATGTCACGGTCAGTTGCGTCCTTGAACTTTACATTGTCCCTGATCTTATTGTATGCAGCCATAGCCTTGCCTTTGTTAGCGACAACATCTTTGGCTTCCATGTTGGCAGCGGCAGTGATGTATCTGTGGGCAACCCGGTGATAGCCTTCTTCATTACACAACACAATACACTTGGCCCCCTGCCATGCAAAGCCACCTTCACCAGCAATTAGGCTGGCATGGAAGGAAGTCTTGCCAGTGTTGGGTCTTGCGCCCACCTCAATCAAGTGACCAGCATTGACGCCTTCAACCTTACGGGTAAGGGTAGGAATGTTGAATGTCCACTGGCTCTCAAGGCTGTTGAGTGCAAGGATGTGGTCAATGCTTGTGTCTTCCCATTCAATGTTTAGCTTGGGTGTAAAGTCATCACCATACTGTTCAAGCATATTACGTAATGGCTCAAGGGTATCCTTTGTGCCGTTCACATAGTCAAAGCCAAGGTTGGCAATGTCCTCACCAATCACCTGTTGAAACAGCTTAGACAGCACCTCTTGTGCAATGTCCTCACCCATAGGCTGCTCTCTCTTTACGGTGGCAAACAATGCACCATAGGCAGTCTTCTGTGCGGTGGTAAGGGTGGCATTGCTTGACATAAACAACGCCTCAATTTCATCAGGTGTAACGGTGCGTTCATACCGTTGCATAGCACCGTCAATTGCCTTCTTGATCTTGCGTACATCTGGGCTGAACAGGCGTTCTGGGCAGCGTGATCCACGGTGACTGTCATAGAACTCTTTGTTCATCAGACTTCGTATTAGTGCTAATTCCATGTCGGGTTTATCCTTGTGTTAGGGTTATCAGATTAGTGATATCGTCAGGGTTACTGTATTTTAAATCGTCTGTCAACTTTAATACTCGTACATCTTTACAATAGGTACGTAATTCTTTAGCAAACTTTAGTGACTTGGGTAAGGCATCGGGGTCAAGTGCTACTATTATGGTGGAGAACTGCGACAAGTAC